TGTCGGGACCAAGTTCGGCCATGTTATCATGTACTTGAGTCATATTCTTTTCTTGTGATGTAGCAATCGAATGAGTTAGCTAACTCTCAGCTGCTCGATTAAACAGATCTGATCAAAAGCGCCGGATTGGTAGCCTGGATTTTAGGTGGCACACACCAATCTCTAGAGTCTTTAAACTCTCCACCCCTCTAAAACGAGGACTGAGGACCGGGATTTGCTGCTCTTACCTTGCGGCGATTAGTAAGAGCCCCTAGCCTCAGATTTAGTTGCACGCAGCAGCGAGACGACCATACTTCCTAGCTTCCACGAATCTGTATTCGTCATAAGTCAAGAAGAGCGGGCGCCTCTCAAAGTTGCGTGCGGCCTGGTTGTATTGTTCAATCCAGTATTCAAATGTCTGGCGTCCATGAAGTGAGAGCTCAAACGCGGAAGTTTCCATGTTTTCAGCTGTTCGTTCTTCAAGGTTGAAGTCTCCTCTCACCCAGTTGATCATTTCAAGTACCACAGAGAGTTCCAAGGGAGCAAGAAATTGATGTTCAACTTCATCCCACTGGAATCGCCTCTTGAGGTATCCAATTTCATTGATTGAGCGATACGGAATCATCTCGCCAGATTTCGCTTCGTCGGTGTAGGTCATTCCTATCTCGGCATATCCTTCAGCGATTGATAGCTGATTGAAACTGTCAATGACAGAATCGGAGATGTTCACGCAGTTGTCGTCACCGTACGAAACCATTGCCACATGTTCATTGAAGGCTTTCATAGATCGCAATTCCTCGGGAACCACAAGAAGCCAAACATAACGCATGGAGACGGAGTTGTACAGAGAGTTCAGGATAGCCGTGATGGGGCAGCCGGAAGGTTGAGAGTGTGTCCATAGGTAGACATTTTCTCCACACACGTGCACTGAATTGATGATCTCTTTCCAGAGCACTCGACGGATTTGCGCATTCTCCTCACCATCATCGTAGAATTTATTAACAATTTCCACAATTTCAGCGAGGATTTCAAGCACAAGTGTCCCATCGAAGTTGGAGAAGTCTCCCGCAATCACTTTGTCGCCTTTGCTGCACAGCCTTTCGGCAGTTCGCGTCCAGTCAATAGAATAGACATTCGTCCCAATAGAGATTTCATTGTCAATCCTGTTTTTGGCGCAGTGTGCAGCAAAGCCGAGAAAGTATTTACGGAAAACCAGCGTGTAAACCATTGGTCCAGCAGCGAACACTCGAGTCTTGCCAATTCTGACTTTTTC